GAGAATTAAATAGAAGTTATTACAGATATAAAACAGATAGATTTATTGAACAGATATATGAAAGAGTTTATAGTGGTATTGGTCAGGATTTAGTAAAGAAATATTCAAGAGAAGATTTATTAAATAAGTTAGAAGATTGGTCATACAAGATTTATAAGCTAGGAGAAGAAAAATGAAAAATAAACCAAAAGCTAATCTTTATATGCTTATTAAAATTGAAATTGATAAAGATATAAAAGATATTAATAAATTTAAAAAAGAGTTTTGTAAAAAGAATGATTGTTTATGGATAGATTCTTATTACAACGATAGTGAAATTAAATTACCTATTAGATCAGATTATGGAGAATATTGGATAGAGGGAGATTATAGCGAAGAGTGTAAGTGGGAAATATACGATAACTATTACTTACATTACGATAATTAAGGAAGGAAATAATGGTAAATATAAATCCGAATAGAGAATCATGTATGGAATACATGAAAGAATTAATCAGAAAAGGATTAAGTGAAACTGAAATAATAAAAGAGTGTAAAAAATCTTTTAATAATGTGCATGAAAGTACTTATTATGATTGGTATAAAATAGTAATTAAAGAGCAAGATATTAAAGCGTGGGAAGAAGATAATCGTATAGAAATATATGATAAAACAATAGATAAAAGAAATTTAAAACATCAAATATATTTAGATCAAAAAAAGATATATAGCGATATAGATTCAGGAAAA